TCCATAACAAACCTTCCTAACGTACTTATGGAAGGCCTGGGTATTACCTAGGGCGGGATCATCCTTAAATATTTCCAACCAAATGATTGTCAACATTAAAAGATTAGAGATGTTGTTTATAGGGGCCGTGTCCGGATTACCCGAGGGTGATCCACACAAGACCTGAAAAACAAGATCTCCTGCAACTTGATAGCAATTTGCCAAGCCCTCAAAAAGCACGTTACGAACGTTCTTATCCTCATCGCTCTGATCTGGCACATATTCATCATACCAAGCCTGAACGATCTCACCTACGCGTCTAACAAGTCCAGAATCCAAGCGGGGTCCAAAATTTTTGTAGTCACCAGTAAGAATAACAGGGGATAAGTCCAAAAGATAGTTCGCAAGGCGCGTCCAGTCATATGACCTTGTGTTGGTGCCTATAGCAGATCCAACTTCAAAGCCAGCTGATTGGTACGCAGCAAAGAAGTCCAAGCAATACCGACGCCAGTCGATAATCTCTTCAAAAGAGCAACCGTTAATGAGACGGGGGGCTTTTCCTTCCTTCAATCTTTCGTCCTTAAGGAAATTTAAATAGGGGGAAAAAGGTACAACATTAGCCTTTCTTTGGGAATGATTAATGTCATATAACTTGACCAATTTGGGGTGGAGAGCCTTAAGCTGTCTCTCCGACCCAAACTCATCGAATTGCACGTAGAAAGATTTCTTTTTACCGTGAAACTCGGTGGCAAGTGGCCATCCTGGGGAAGTATTCAAGTAGAGACCATTCATAAAGTCTACACCTGGCTTCCCAAAGATTGCCTCTTGCAGGTCACGTTGGGATTTGGGCTGGCAAACAGGTTTAGCTTTCGAGAGGACAATGCCTTTTACATACTCTACAGCCTTGTCTACCAAGTCCGGGGGGAAGGGTCTAATAGGATCCGTTCCTTTGTTACACGCACTAATGAGGTTTGTGTAACCTGGAACTCGCTCGCCTTGCACAGCAATTTGAACAGGAAACCTACTAGGTTGGGACAAAACCCCAAAACAATCACTTTCATGAATTGAAGTTTTGTGGGGAAGGTTAGGGCGATCTTTAGCTTCCAACTGACCTATAGGAATAAAATGACCAGAAGGTTGCACCAGAGCGCCCTGTGAGGGGGAAGTCTTAACAGGTATATCCGCAACGTCAATACCAAAATCTAACTCATCAAACATCTCTCTACACACTACATGACTATTACCTAAATTATTAGTACAACACACATGAACACCTATAATCTTGTTAATCTTGTTGTCAAACAACACACTACCACACAGACCTTTCTTGTGATACGGATACTCAAACCCGCGAAGAATATTCTGCTGGAGTTTACCATCTACCATGTAGTTGGCAACATGACTAACATGATTAACCCTACCAACTTCGATTTGATTAATGCCGCCTTCGACATCAAACTCACAAACCGTAGCTGAAGAGCCCGCACACTGAATCTCACTCACACTAGGGAATAAACTAACTATTTTCTTAAAACTAGGGATACGCTTATCATTAATACTAACAACACACAAGTCAGACTCACCAACTCTACTTACCGTAATAGATTTTGGATCAACGGATATAGCACCACCTATATCAGTCTGTCCAGACAACAAGATACTAAAGGCCTCCATCTGCGAGAACTCAAACATATAGTGATAAGGCATAAGAATATGCCTAGCACCTATGCCCAGGGCTCTCATTAGACGAGATTTCCCCTCTTGTTGGCATCGGACCCAACACCTATTACGCCAGATTCCTTTCATTGCCTCTGCGGGACTTTGATGTAGAGAAGATATAACCTGAGCTGCACGGTTGGCCGCCGCTCTAGTTGTAACATCACCGGAGGAAGCAATTTCTGGAAAAAC